GGCATCTATCAGGCGGGGGGCTGGCGCTATCTTGGGAAGTCTGCTGTGACAACTGAATACTTCATCAACGGCAGGAAGTGGCATGCTCGGGCAGTCACGGCGTCGTTTGGTCACACAGAAGGATTTGAGAAAGTTGTCGGATCCGAAAAACACAGGTACGCTTACCCCCTAAACAAAGAGGCGGCGGCGAAGGTCAAGCCCTTCGAGCTTCCTTATCCTGCGCGCAAAGCATAGGTACGATGCGACCCGCTTCCAGCGGGGACAGGACGCTGAAACGCGATCTGCGCGCTCCATCGCTAGAGTAGGACTATGGGAACTCGTGGACCAGCACCAAAGCCAACGCGCCTCAGACTCCTCAGCGGGGAGACACGCCCTTCAGTAATCAACTACGCCGAGCCGATCCCAGCCGGGGGCGCATTGACCCCGCCCGATGACTTACGCCCTGAGGCCCGAGAAGTATGGGAGCGCGTCATTGCAGCCATTGGCTCAACTGGCGTTCTAACTTCTGCAGACAAAGACCTGTTGCGCCTATACTCAGAAGCGTTCGTACGATACCAAGAGGCGGAGTCCATGCTCTCAAAGACTGGCCCGCTGCTCAAGGGGCGGGATGGTAACTTTGTAAAGAATCCACTGCACCAGATTGTTCGAGATAACGCCGACGCAGTAAAAAAGTACGCACGGGAGTTGGGACTCACTCCAGCCGCACGAGTGAATCTGAGGGGAGACATAGGTGACCAAGCGAACTCGGCGACCGCCAAACTCGACGCCATCATCCGAGCAGCCCGACGCGCCTGAGGGCGAGATTGTCGCGACGTTCATTGAGTCGTTCTGCAGGCTCTCAAAAGGTGATGCAGCCGGGCAACTGATCAAGCTGCGCCCGTGGCAGCGCGAGATTCTCTACGAACTGTTCAGTCATCGCCCCGACGGCAAGCGCAAGTATCGCCGTGGGCTTCTCCTCATGCCGCGCAAGAACGGCAAGTCACTGCTGGCTGCAGGTATTGCGCTCTACTCGCTGTTCCAAGAGATTGGTGCTGAGGTTGCAATCGTCGCGGGCGATCGTGCCCAAGCACGAATTATCTTCCGTGAGTGCTCTCGCATGATTGAGCTTGACCCTATCCTTAGTCGGAAACTTCACGTCGTCCGTGACGTCATTGAATACCCAGAGACGGGTTCAGTGCTCAGGGTGCTGTCGTCTGAGGCATCAAGAGCAGAAGGCTTCAACTTCTCCACAGTGCTCTTTGACGAAATCCACGTGCAGCCAGATGACAGGCTCTGGTCAACGGTGAATCTCGGGAGCGGCGCTCGGGCCAACCCGCTCGTGCTGGGAATCAGCACCGCTGGGGCAAGGACAAACAGCAACGGTGACGACTCGCTCTGCTATCGGCTGTTCCAGTACGGCAAGCGCATTGAGACGGGCGAGCAGAAAGATGACGCCTTCTATTTCCGCTGTTTCAGCGCGCCTGACGATTTAGACTGGGACTCGCCTGAGGCAGCCAAGGCAGCAAATCCCGCCTACGGCGACTTTCTTGACCCTGAAGACTTCGCCGCCGCCGCGCGCTCAATCCAGCGCCACGAGTACGAAACCAAGCGACTCTGTCGTTGGGTCTACTCAAGCAGCCCCTACCTTCCAGCTGGGACATGGGAAGCGTGCGCTGATTCAACGCTCAAACTGGAGCCGACTGACGCCATCGTGATTGGGTTCGACGGTTCGTTCAGCAACGACTCCACGGCGATTGTCGGGGTTCGGATTGCAGACGGTGCCGTGTTTGTCCTTGGGCTCTGGGAGCGCCCACTGGATGACCTGAGCTGGCGCGTGCCAGTCGAAGAGGTCGAGATGCGGATGGAAGAACTCTGCAAAACCTACGCCGTGAAGGAGATCAACTGCGACCCCTTCAGGTGGCAGTCCGTCATGGAGCGTTGGGAGCAGGCTGGGTTGCCAGTCGTTGAGCACCCTCAGAGCCCCGCTCGGATGACTCCAGCCACAGCGGCCCTATACGATGCCGTCGTGAACGGACGCCTCAAGCATGATGGCGACCCCCGGCTTGCGCGCCATGTTGCCAACGCAACGCCGTTTCAAACGCGATACGGGGTTCAGATTCGGAAGGGCAAGGATGCAGGCAAGAAGATTGACTTGTGCGTGGCAGCGATTATGGCGTGGGGGCGTGCTGCTACGCTAGGCGCAACGCCTGCGGAGAAACCACGGGCAGCCGTCAGCTTCATCGAGTTGTAAGGGAGTCGCAGTGGGAATCATTGACCGCATCCTTGGACGACAGACAGAAGAGCGAGCCGTTGGCGGCATGTGGGCCGTTGAAACGGATGCCGCTGGAACTAGCCTCAACGAGAAGAACGCCACGACAATCGGCGCTCTTTACGCTGCCGTAAAACTCTACGCCGACACAGTGGCAACGATGCCCGTCGGCGTCTTCATCCGTGACCGCGGAGTACGCCGCCCAGTGACCCGCCCGAACTGGCTGGACAACCCTGTACCAAATAACAAAAACTACACCCGCTTTGATTTGATTCATCGCACCGTGACTAGCCTCATGATTGACGGGAATAGTTTCCTCATGATTCTGCGCGGCGACAACGGCGAGATTGTGGAAGTGCGCCTGCTTGACCCGCGCAAGGTGACGGTATTGCGCACCGAAACTGGAGCGCCAATCTATCGCGTCAAGACAACCGCTGGCTCCGTTGACTTGACGGACAACGACATCGTGCACATCACCCTTTTTGGAGTCGGCGAAGACTTGCGCGGACTCTCACCAGTTGAGCATCACAAGACGACGCTCGGGCTTGCCAAGGCAACCACGGAGTACGCCGCCGCCTTCTTCACACAGGGAGCCTCAGTTAGCGGGCTGGTGACAGTGCCGGGCGAGTTGACTGCTGATCAAGCCGATAGCCTGCGCGCATCGTTCGGGCGACGGCACGAAGGACTTCGCAACATGCACAAAGTGGCAGTGCTCACAGGTGGAGCCGACTTCAAGAGCATGGGCTTCAACCCTTCAGACCTTGCCATCGTGGAAAACATGGAGGCAGGCACGCAGGCCATTGCTCGACTGTACGGAGTGCCGCTGCACCTGCTCCAGCTGCCGGGCGGAAACTCCAGCTTCAATAGCCTAGAAATCATTTCACGAGAGTGGTTGACCTTGGGACTCGGGAGCCTGATCGCACGCCTTGAGGCTGGCTTCCAGCGCCTCATCGTCGGCGACACAACCTTCATCAAGTTCAACGTGGACAGCATGTTGCGACCGTTGACAAAAGAGCGTTTTGACGCCTACGCCGTAGCACTCAACAACGGCTTCCTCAGCCTGAACGAAGTGCGTACGCTCGAAGACCGTCCGCCAGTCGGGCCAGAGGGTGACGCCTTCAGGCAGCCCCTGAACATCGGCATCGTTGGTGAGGATCCGCAGGCGTGAGCTACATCATCGTTGACCTTGACGGCACGCTCGTCCTTGAAAACGAGCAGCCGAACGAGCCACTAATTGACGCCCTGAACCGCAAGGTGATGGACGGTGATACGCAGGTCATCGTTGTCAGTGCGCGAAAGACTGACCGCTTGGAAGAGACTCGCGCATGGTTGCAGGAGTATCAGGTTGCTGGCGTTGAGCAGGTACACCTCAACGACTTTGAGGGCTCAGCCTTCGCGACAGGGCTCCCCTACAAGACGTACAAATACGGGCTGCTCCATGATGAGTACGGCTCGGAGATTGAGTACGCAATCGACAACGACCCAGCCGTGCGCGCCATGGCACAGGCGCTCGGGATTGAAGCCTATACGCCTGAACAGTTCATTGCCGATGAAGAACGGGCCATCGTGCCAGTGCCGAACTACGTTGCAGCTGCAGCGACTGCTGGACTTGAAGCCTATGAAGGCGGACTCGGCGGCGACGGCTTGACTGAGCAGACAATCCGCGAAGCCCGACAACTCGCCGCTGGGCGCGTTGACGATGAGAAGGTGAAACGCATGGCGGCATGGATTCGCCGACACCGTAGCGACTGGGAAGGCGTACCTCAGAACAGTGACGCTGAGCATCCTGACTTCCCAGCCCCGGGTGCAGTTGCGGCTTTGCTTTGGGGTGTGAACCCAGTTGCCACAGACGGCGCTGACCGCGTGCTGGCTTGGGCGGATAGTATCAACGACACAACTCAGCAAGAGGAGAACGCAATGGCACGAGAGCACGAAACACGCGCACTGCCGCTTGGCGACTTCACGGTCACTGAGGGCGAAGACGGTTCTAAAACGTTCACGGGATACGCTGCCGTTTTCGGCGCGGAATCTCAGGGGCTTCCGTTCATTGAGCGCATCGCCAACGGCGCCTTCAGCCGTGCCATCAAGCAGGCTGAGCAGGGCCGCCGCGTCATCAAGTTCTTGCATGGTCACGATGAGAGCCGCATGTTGGCGACGACCGCCAGCGGGCGACTGACGCTCAGCGAAGACAACGTTGGGCTAAAGGTTGAGGCTCGCCTTGACCCAGCCGACCCAGATGCGGCATCGGTCATCAGCAAGTTGACGCACGAAGCCAAGGCAATGGGCATGTCGTTCGGATTCACGGTGCCGAAGAACGGGCAGCAGTGGAACGAAGACGGCAGCCGCACGCTGACTGAAATTGGGCTGCTCGAAGTCTCTACGCTCTCGGGTCACACGCCCGCCTACCCGGCAACACTCGGGCTGACCGCCGTGCGCAAGATTGCGCCGAACAAGATTGGCGTGGATGGCGACGCACTCCTTGCAACTCTTGAAGCCGTCAAGGCTGGCAACGCCCTTGACGCTGACCAAACGGCGCTGCTCGACGCAGTGCGCGCCAAGCTGGGCGCAGCATCCGAGCCCGTCATTGAAGCAACTGCCCCAATGGGCGAGCACCACACCGTTGTGGCAGCCCGCCTCAAGTTGGAGCAGTTGAAGGGATAAACTCCCACCAGCCCACGCGCCACGAATCTCTCGGCTGATCATTGAGAGCGTCGGATAGGTGGCTCGGCGTATTGTGTAAACCCAGATAGAGAGAAGGAGTCCACCATGGACACCATCAAGAATCTGGCTGAGAAGCGCGCCGCGCTGTTGACTGATGCTTCTGGCATCGTTGCAGAGCATGCAGCCAAGGGCGAAGCCCTTTCGGCTGAGGCACAGGCTCGTTTTGACGCCCTTACTTCGGAGGCTTCAGTTGTAGCTTCCGCCATCACCTCAGAGAAGATCGCTGCAGAGGCCCGCGCCGCTGCCGACGCTGCTCGCTCGGAGAAGGCTGTTGCCTTCGCCCCAGCGGCTGAGTCAACCCGCGACCTTTCGTCTGAACTCCGCCGCATCGCCCGTGAGGGTGGTGAGGTTGAGCTTCGTGACATCACGAAGGCGACCTTCACGCAGCAGGTAGAGCAGGGCGACCTGTTCTGGATTACTGCCGGGCAGGTCAACCCGTTTGTAGACCCAGCGATCACGACCGTGCTTCAGGTTGCCAAGGGTAACGTTCTGGCACTGCCACGAACGACCGCTCTCGGTACTGCAGCCGCAGTGAGCGAAGGATCGTCAATCGGTGAGAGCGACGGGACAAACTCGTCGTTGAGCTTGACCCCAGTCAAGTACGCCAGCCTGCTACAGGTAGGCGTCGAGACTGTTCAGGACCAGATGTTCGACGTAGCCTCATGGGCTACGGAGAAGCTGGCTGCGGAGCTAGCAGTAGCGCACGGGGCAGTTGCTGCTCCAGCCGTTGCCGCAGCTGCGACCGTTGGCAAGCAGGGTGCAGCAGTTGCACCAACGTACGCCAACCTGCTCGAGCTGATCTACTCCGTGAAGCAACAGTACCGTCGCGCAGCGAAGCGCGGCTTCCTCATGAACGACACCACGCTTGGTGCAGTCATGGGACTCGTTGACGGCGCAAGCCGACCAATCTTCGTGCCGGGCGATCAGAACCGCCCTGACACGATCCTTGGCTTCCCAGTCTATTCAGCCGCGTTGGCTGATAACGGTGACGAAGCACTCTCGATCGCCTTCGGCGACCTTGGGGCCATCTACACCGTAGTTGCGGGAGCGCCTGCAATCGAAGCAGACCGTTCCTTCGCCTTCGGCACGGGGCTCGTGACGTATCGTGGCATCCTTCGTGGTGCAACGGGACTCATTGACCCGAACGCCGTCAAGACGTTCAAGGGCGCGAACGTCTAATCCTTCGGGACTAGACTCGCAGGCGGCGGGGAGTCGGGCTTCGGCTCGGCTCCCCGCTTCCACTTAGTAGGAGGCAACATGAAAGTCAGACTCATCTACAAACTGGACGGCACCCGCAACGGGGAGCCATGGCCCGCAGTCGGCGGCACGATTGACGTGCCTATGAGCGAAGCCATCAACCTCATCAGCCACGGATACGCCGTTCCCGTGCCAGTGCCACAAGAGCAGGAGCGTGCAATCGTTGAGGAGCAGCCCGAGCGCGCTACACTGCCGAAGACAACCTCCAAGCCACGCAAGGGGAGAAACTAATGGCAGTTGAAAGCGTTCAGAAAAGCATCAACGCATCCACGCCGACGCTGCTCGTTCAGGCTGACACTGACGGCTGCATCGTCTACTTGCACACGCAGGTCACCATCTGGTTGGGCGGATCGACTGTGAGCAGCAGCAGCGGGATGCGCCTTGACTCAGCGGCTGGGCCCCTAGAGATTCGCCTGCAACCTACTGATGCGCTCTATGCCGTGAGCAACTCGGGCACACAAACGGTCACGCTTTTGACGGTGGGCAACTAATGAGCTACGCCACGCTTGCCGAGTTCAAGAGCAGCATCGGGATCACTGACTCCACGGACGACACCCCACTGCAGTCAGTTCTTGACGCTGCCGACCAACTCATCAACAACTACGTTGACACGAAGGTGGGCTTCGGCATCACCTCCAGTCAGACGCGCTACTACACGGCGCAGCGTTTTGACTTCGTGCTGACTGACCCTATCGTCACGGTCACGACGCTGGCAACGGACATCAACGGCACTGGCTCTTACTCCCAAACATGGTCGGCGAACGACTATGTGCTGGCTCCGCGCAACGCCGCGCTTGACGGACGCCCGTACACGGAGATTGACACCAGCCCGTTCAGCACCGCGCAACTCAACTTTCCAACGGGGTATCTTGAAATCAAGGTGGTTGGTACGTTTGGTTGGCCCTCAGTACCAGCGGCAGTCAAGCAGGCTGCGCTGATCCAAGCAGGTGCAATTTGGTCAAGCCGTACAGCACCGTTCGGCGTGATCGGGTCTCAGGATCTAGGTGGTGTGCTTCGCATGGCTGCAGCCCTGCATCCTGAAGCCCGCATCCTTCTCGAGCCGTACCGTTTGCGCGGCGGGCTTGCCATCTGATGGATGACCTCACAATTCATCAAGCCGTCGCTGCGCGCCTAGCTGCAGCGACTGACCCGACGGGGTACGTTCTGCGCAACGCCTACGCCACCCCACCCGACAATCTCGCCGTGGTGCCTGCAGCCGTCTGCATCCCCGGCGGAGACACCATCTCCTACGGCACGGGCGGCAGCCGCACCACCGTGCTCACGGTGAGCGTTGTCATCTACCTGCAGGATCAAGCCGACATGGCTCGCAAGTACGCCGACCTCCTGACGTGGCGCACGTGGCTCCGTGGCGTATTCGACGGGCAAGTGCAGCTCAACACAGCAGGCGTGGCTCAGGCAATCGTCGCAAGCACTACACTGGGCACAGATACCTGGAGCGACGTCACCTACCTCACGGTGACGGCTGAACTTCAGGTCAGCGTTCTTGAG